TACTGACCCAACTACAACTGTATTTACTGTTGGAGATTCTTTTCGGACTACTGGAAGTTTTATAGCCTACTGCTTTACAGACAAAAAAGGCTATTCGAAATTTGGAAACTACACAGGAAATGGAAATGCTGATGGTGCATTTATCTATACAGGATTTAAACCAGCTTGGGTTTTAATAAAGCGATATTCTGCTACTGAATATTGGGGATTAATAGATAACAAAAGACCAGGATATAATCTTAATAATAGATATTTAGCACCAAACAGAACAGATGCAGAAGTTACTTATGGTGTTGCTGATTTATTATCTAACGGATTTAAAAATAGAGGAACAGGATCAATGTTTAATACTTCTGGTTCAACTTATTTATACATGGCTTTTGCAGAAAATCCATTTGTAAATTCTAATGGTGTACCAACAAATGCAAAATGACTTATGATGAAACCATTAATTATAGGTGCAATAATAGCCGCAATTCTTATCTGGTTTTTAAATGGTTTGATGAATTCTGCTATGGCAGAGACAAACACAGTATCATCAACAGTTGTAACTAACAACACGCCACCAACAGCTAACGCACCATCGGTTGTAGTAAATAATTCAGACGTTTGTAAGACAGCCGCATCAGTTGGTGTTCAGACACAAATTTTAGGTATTGCATCAGGAATCACAGTAACAGACGAAAACTGTGAACGTATTAAACTCTCTCGTTCTCTCTATGCTATGGGTATGAAAGTAGCCGCAATTTCTACATTGTGTGCTGATGCAAGAGTATTTGATGCTATGTGGAATGCGGGTACTTATTGCCCTTACAATGCTAGTATTGGAGAGGACGCAAAAAAAGGTTGGGAAAAAAATAAAGATAAAATTCCAAAAGGCAGTTTAATTTTTGCTAGTATGGAAGAAGTTGAAAAACTTAAAATTAAAGAAGAAAGAGAAAAAAATGATAAACCGAATGGTTGGAGGGTGTTTTTTACTTTGGCTACTTTTATGCTTGTACCCCTCTTATAGTAAAGCCGTAGATTGTGATACCGATACACTTGGACTTTGCACACCTACGATTGAGCAGATTATTGAAGAGTCTAGTATTGAGACTATTGAGTTTCAAGCTGACGGCATACTAACTACCACAGAAACAACTACTACAACTACTACAAACACAGTAACAAATGAGGACTCAAGTGATATTTTAGACGGGAGTAACAATTATGTAGTTTCTTCAAAAGAGGGCGATATGGATATTGACTGGGGAGGACAAGGCACAGCAACAATGCCATCTGGTTCTACTTGCGGCCAACTTGGGACTGATAAATGTGCGATGATAACTGGTAACGGAAACTCAACCTCAAATATGGGTGTTCCTAATATGGGGACAACTTTTATTAATACAGTTGATATATCAGACCTTAATTTTACACATGGAGGAAGAACTAACTACGAAATAAAAGTTTTTAAACCTGACGCACAAGATTCAATCTATATGCACATCACAGGAAAAAACGGGACAACAAATGTATTTAGTGGGACTGATATTCTAAGTGCTAGCGGCACAAATAGTCAATTTGGCCAATATTCAGGGGGTTTTGATTTTTCTGGTAGCCTTACTTCAGTCATAATTGAGGTTGGTGGCAGAGATATAAATATGGCCGTTGGCCCGATGTTTGACGATGTAAAAGTAAATGTTTTGTATAATGTTGTAAATACGATTGTTGAGCAAACTATTACAAGCGTTGAAATGTTTGTTGCTTTGAATACTGATGCACCCGAAGAGGTGCTTGATGTCGTTGAGGATATATTTGAGGCCAACACACCTATAGAGACAGATGTTGGGTTAGAGTTTGAGCCTATTGAGATTGAGGAAATAACTTACGAATCAGTAGAGATTGAAATAGCAGAAATAAAAATAGAAGAAATCCAAGTAGCAAGTATTGATATGTCAGATACTAATGTTGAGGTAAATGTTATTGAGGTTGAGGCTGAAGTTCAAATGGAGTTAGAAATGGAATTAGAAACTGAAATAGAGATTGATATAAATGCGGGTGGAGAAGAGAATACAGAAACAACCATAGAATCAACACAAGAACCAGACCAAACAGAAAATAACCAAGTCGAGAACGATGCCTCAAACACCAACGAAGAATCGACAGAGGAATCAATCGAAGAAACAGCCGAAGAATCAAACGAGGAAACCAACAAATCAAAGACATTGAAAGTTGAAAAAAAGTCAGAAGAAAAGCAAGAATCGCAACAAGAAAAGACAGAAAAAGACGAAAAACCCAAAGTAGTGCAGAAAAAAACTTCATCTAAAGAAAAAGCCGCTAAAAAAGTTTTGAAAAAAATTGATGATAAAAAAAGATATGATGAGTCTAGTCAGATAAAAACTTTAGTTGTTATGCAAGTCTTAGGAAACACTAAAACATTTTTTGAGAGTCAACAACAGTTAAATGATAGAGCAGAATTTTTTACAGACTTCACTTTGCCAGATGCTGTCATTTCTGATAATGATATGGCTGGGTACTTTTTATTTATTGGGAGTGATGGAATTATGAATGAAATAATAGAAAGTCAGTATTAATAATGGCAAAAAAATTTAAAAACTTTGAGGCACATGAGCCAGTGCATCATAAAACAAGTATAGGGCGTAACGCAAGCAAAGCAAAAATGAATAAAGATAAAAGACGAGGTTTTTCAAAAAAATACAGGGGACAAGGGCGTGGCTAAACAACAAACAGAAATAGATATAGGTGGTATTAAATTTAAGGGCGGTAGGGTTTTTCTCATAATCACTATTTTAAGTTCATTTATTGGTGTTTTATGGGGTGGGTTTGAGGTTTACCAAAGATATTTAGATATGGAGGCTAAAATAAATAGTTTTGTAAGCCCTGATTTATCTGGTTTTGATAAAAAACTAGAGGTTGTAAATACTGAAGTTAATATGTTGAAATCAGAAATAGCTATAATATTAGAAGAGGTTTCGTTAGTAGCTGGTGTTGCAAAAGAATTAAAAAACGATTTGAAAGCAGATGTGCGTAGAATTGAAACTATTGTTGAAGATGTAGAGACAAGAGTCAAAGAAGATAGTAGAGAAAACTCAAAAGATTTAAAAGAAACTATTAATGAATTAAAACAAGAAATGACTGATTTAGAAGAAAAAATACAAAAACAAATCAGAATTGCTTTAGAAAATCCGTTAAGTAAAATGAAATGAAATATATTATAATTTTATATATGTGTAGTATGGTCAGTGGAGAATGTCCATCAAACAACGTAACTAATTATCAATTCAATACTCATTATGATTGTGTAGTTGCTGGATATAAAGAGGCTTATAACGCTTTCAAAAGTTTAGAAGATATGGAAGAACTAGAAAAAAATTACATAGAACAAGAAAAACTAGTAATTAAATTTGAGTGCAAAGCATTGAATGTCGAGAACACATAGGATATAAAAAACTATGACTAAAATAGTACCTAAAACAACAAAAGAACATATTGTAAATATTTACAATAAAATTGAGTTATTAGAAAAAAATCATATTTGGCACTTACAACGTGAGGTGCGAAAATTAAATTATGTACTATGGACTATAGGGTTTATGGTAGCAACTCAGTTTATTTCTTGGGTGCTTAGAATGGTGGAATAATGGATATAGAAACTTTAAGAGACGATATAATCAAAGAAGAGGGTGGAGTAATTTTAGAGCCTTACAAAGATCATTTAGGATATTGGACAATAGGTGCTGGTCATTTAATTAGAGATGATGAAAAAGAAGAATTAATGAAACCAATAACTAAAGAAAGAGCAGTAGAACTCTTTATGAAAGATTTTAATATTGCTCTAAAAGATATGGAAACATTTAGTGAGGGTATGGATATAGACGATAATGCTAAAGAATGTGTAACTCACATGGTATTTCAACTTGGTTTACCCCGTTTACAAAAATTTGTAAAATTTAAAGAATGTTTAAAAAATAAAGACTATGCGGGTGCGATGGTAGAAATGAAAGACTCACGTTGGTATAATCAAACCACTAATAGAGCAAATCGGATAATTGCTAAAATGCAAAAATCTATAACTGCCGATGTCTAGGAGATAATAATGGTTTTAGGAAAATTATTAAGTGGTGGTACTGTTAAAGCAGTAGCAAATGTTATTGATGATTTACATACTAGTGAAGAAGAAAAACTACAATTAAAAAATAGATTTGCTGAAATAGAGGCAAAACTAAAAGAAAAACAAATGTCAATTAACCTAGCTGATGCCTCAAGCAAAGCCGGTGGTATTAGTGGTTTTCTTCAAAGAGCATGGCGGCCTTTAATTGGTATGTCCTGTGCTTTAGCAATATTCTGGGAATATGTATTATCAAAATTTATTTTATTTATTTGCGGCTTATTCCATTATGAGGTTCAAAACATACCTCAGATGGACATGGGAACACTTATGCCTTTAGTTATGGCACTCTTGGGTATGTCAGGTATAAGATCGTTTGAAAAACTCAAGAAAATAAACACCGACAAAGGAAAGGAGTAATTTATGGTCAAAAAGAAAATTGAACAACAAGTTACTAAATGGTGGCACGCATTCACAGAATTAAAATCTTGGGTGCAAATCGTAATAGCTGTTGCAGTGGTTGTAGCGGCACACAATTATGTGTTGCATTAGGTTATGATTAAAAAGAAAAAAAAAACAGTTGGTCTAACCAAAAAACAGAAAAAGTTGCCTAAAGCGTTGCAGATGGCAATTTTAAAAAAACAAAAAAAAGGGAGATAATATGCCAAGAGGTGTAGGATATGGCTCTAGTAGAATGAGACCGATGAGGTCAAAACCTATGAAAGCTAAGAAAGCAAAAAAGAAAAAGAAGAAAAGATAATGGTTAAGGTTGCGTCTATAAAAAATATTATTAAAGACCTGAAACCTAGACAAAAAAAAACCATGCGTTCTCATGCAAAGCATCATACTTTGAAACACTTGAGATCAATGGCTAGGCTGATGGGTGGTAAGAGAAAACTTACATTCTCTCAAGCCCATCGAGTCGCTATGCGTACAACTGGAAGATGACAGGATTTACAACTTCAGCTACGATTTCTGAGTTAATTAACAAAAGGCCAATAAATCGCAAAAGAAGAGTTAAGATCACTCTTAAAGCACCCCAGAATCGCAATTTAAAGGCCACACAGCGACTTTTAAAGGTCAAGGGTACTTAGTAACCCCAAACCTCTTTTCTGGCCTCTAGGACGGCTGTATCACGCCAAATCCAGTCATCAGGATTAGGAATAATGCTATTTTTTACATCTTCCTTAGAATTTACTGATTCTAGATATTTACCCATAACAGAAATAATATGCTCGCAAACTTTCATAGGGCTATCATAATCAGTTAGGCTCATACTCTCAAACTTAGCACCAGATTTGTTTGCTATTAAATACCAAAGTTTTTGATTTGCATTTGTGCCTCTTTGATAAATAGATTGTTGCATAGCATGAGACATAGATAAGCCAGTAGGTTTACGCTTGGTCGTTTTAAGATCAATGTAAAAATCCTCCTTTGTTTGCTTATCTTCAAAATGAAAGTCAGTATATCCAATAAAGGGTATGCCCTGTATATCGATTTCTACTTTCTTTTGATAACCTAATAAATTCCATTTGAAACCAAACTCATTGAATGCTTTGACTCCCTCTTCAAATAAAGGAATTAAATTATATTCTTCCTCATCTGTTTTTGGGTCATCAAATAATTTACAGTTTGCGTGGAACTCATCAAACATTTTATCTATTGCCTCTTTTTTATCTATTCCGTTCAGCCACATATTAAGACCAGACTCAACAGCTTTACCTCGTTCTGAACCCGCATTAGATGGAAACTCATAGCCAAATATTCGTCTTAAAGCCCATTTATCTCTTTTAAATGCAAAATCAGTTATTTGACTAAATGATAATGGTAAAATACTTTTTACATTATCAGCATCAAATTTTTTAAAATGCTCTATCATAGCATATCCATGTGGTTCTGAGTTTGTTTAATATTTTCGTCAATATCTACAATAAGTTTCTTACACTTATCGTAAATACTATTATCTTTACCAAACCTTTTCATAAAAAGATCAAGACCAGTTTTTGTTAGTTCCATAGTCTTAATATCTTCATTACATTTATCGTAAGCACGCATTTTCTGCATATCAATGCTATTTTCCATTTCTTCTAGTTGTTTCTCACTAATACAAAATAATTTTTGATCTGATGACATAATTACTCCATTAGTGAATACTCAGCAAAAGTTTTACCTTTTCGAGTAACATTGTTAGTTATGATTGCGTTCCCTTGTTCTCTTAGATTATAAATTCTTGCACTTAATCTAAAACAGCCAAATTTTTTTAAAGCTACAAGTGGGGTTATTTTTTTACCTGATTTTAAATAATCAAGTATTTGTTGGTTTTGTGTTAGTTCTGGCATAATGACTCCTTTCTATAAGTTATTTTTTGCCAATTCCCTTTCGTTTACGACTTTAGTTCTGAGGTCATCACGAAAGGCCTTAAAGGTCTCGTATCTAATTTTAGAACGATTCCTTTGTTTAAGAGTAGTTTTATATCTGTCAAACCACTTCTTAAATTTTTCATCAGAATAAATTAATCCATTTAATTCTGTTGTATTCTTATAACTGCTATTTTTACTATAATCTAGCGTTAATTCTCCAATAATCATTTTTTCTTCTTTTTTCATAAGTTCAACCGCTGTATCTTCATCGGCATATTTTAAACCTACCTCTTCTTGGGTAGTTGAAAGTTCGTTTGGGTTAAAATCTAGTGAATAAATGTTAGTCGCCATTTTTTTCAAACTCCTTATTTTCTATTTTCTGTTGTAATTCTGTTCTAAACTCTTCGTTTATTCTTCTATTGCTGTGTGCCAAAGTATGACAAGGACGGCATACAGGAAACAAATTGTTTGGAACATTGTATAAATTTTTTTTACTACCACCCATGCCTTTAGGTGTAAGATGATGTATTTCTACGA